ATTCCACATCCATTTCAAAACTGCGAGCGCTCGCAGTTTTGAAATGGATGTGGAATTGATGGGTAAAATCATGTCCATTTTTATGGATGCTACTCAGAAGAGTGAAGTCCACATTCCTCCACACGAGCTGGGTCAAATGGTTGCTTGTATATATCAAGATATGATGACGGATTGGCCAAGTCGTGAAGAAAGATTAAAGGCTCTCAAAACACTTGTAGGCAGAAAAAGGGAGGGGTGAATAGATGGAAGTAATTGAGAAACGTATCGCCAGTTCGGATGATGCTTGGGATATGATGCGCAGCGTCTTACAAGGTGATATTTTAAAAGAATCATTTGAATTGGTTTTTGATGATTGGCCAAAGATTGAAATAAAATTTAATGGCGAGGATTGGAATCAAACTATTCCTACCCGAATCATGCCTGCTATGCTTGATATGCAAAAAGAGATTTACCGCACGTATGCTATGATTCATTATGGCGAAGCCAATACAAGGCGATTAACTGAAAAAGAACGTGAAGATTTAGAAATTATCCTGCATGTTGCGAAGGGTTCAACCGAAATTGAAGCGCAGCTTAAAAAGCTTTTTAGTAAAATTGCAGAGGGGGCGATATCTAAAATGGAAGCCAAACACTATTTAATACTGCTTTTGGGAGTCGGGGTATTGATCTCTGGTGGTATGGGGTGGAAAGATTGGATTGAGTTGAAGGCAAAAGAAATTGACGCTAAAACTCAGGTTACAATAAACAAGCAAAATGTAGATGCGCAAAGCATCATGTCGGAACAAGAAACCAAAAGGCTCGATATCTTCAGGGAAGCTATCCAACAAGTTCCAGGATTAGGCACAGCAAAAGAAAGCTTTGAGGAAATTCGCAATAAACAACTTCGAGCACTAAAGCCACAGGATAGGATGACGATTGAAGGTGTTGAGGTAAATGGAGTTATTGGTAGCCAGTTATCGCACAAGCCAAGAAAGAGATCAGATGATAAACGTATCGATAGTGACTTTAGAATTTCGACTGTAGATACAGGTATTGAGAATGGGTACAAAGTAAAACTACATGAAGTTGGAAGTCATCTAGAGTTCGTAGCTGATGTGAGTCAGTTGTCAGATAATGAATGGGATGCTTTAAAGAATGCCATTTGGAACAAAGAACCTATTAAACTACAAGTTAATGCAAAAGAACTGCGTGGAGAAATCACCTCGGCTACTGTTGTAGCAGTTGTCGTTATTTGACAATCTTACCGCTCCAAGCCTAACGTAGGCTTTCAAGCCATACTCCACTCGCCTGAAGTGCTTCAGGCGGAATCATCAAGATAGATATTCAGTATTGCCCTGTTGTGGGTGAGAGCGGCACTGGGCTTCAATCCAGTGCCGCTTAGTTTATACCTCTGCTGGGTATCGCATGAAACAAAAAACAGAAAACATTATTATTCATTGCTCAGACTCGCCAAATGGTCGGAATGTTCGAGCCAGCGATATTCTAGCTTGGCATACTGATCCTAAGCCGAAAGGCCGAGGCTGGCACACGGCAGGCTATCATTATGTGATTTGCATCGATGGCAAAGTTGAGCCTTTGGTGCATCGTAATGATGATGCCTACACCGATGGGTGGGAAATCGCCAATGGCGCACGCGGGCATAATCACAACAGCATCCATATTTGTATGATTGGTGATGATCGTTTTACGCAAAATCAATGGGATGCGCTGCATCAACTGCTTGCCAAGCTTGGTTTGCAATGCCCCAGTGCTACGGTGCATGGCCATCATGAATTCAATCCAGCCAAAACCTGCCCCAATTTCGATGTCGCACAATGGCTCACCGAGCCTGTTCGTATTCAGCAAGCACATCTTTATCCAGGAGGTTCAAAATGATTACAATAATGTCGATTGTTTGGTGGGTATTACTTATCTTATTTGCTGGCTGCTTTGGCTGGTCCTTATGGCAATCGCTTGCAGCATTTAAAGCCGAGAACTATGACTGGATAGCCTATTCCGTGCTTAGTGTTTTATTCTTGTCGAGCGTAGTGCTTGCATGGTTCACTATTCAAGCCCTTAAGGAGTGTGCCCATGTCCTTTGATTGGAAAGCTATGCTATCTTCCGTTGCCCCTGCCATAGGCACAGCCGTGGGTGGCCCATTTGGTGGCATGGCCGCCACTGCGGCATTAAGTGCTCTTGGCATTGAGCCAGAAGCAGGCAAGGAAGAAGCGCAACTACAAGATGCTCTTGCGACTGCCAAACCCGAAGATTTGCGTTTGCTGAAAGGAATGGACCAGCAATTCGCCAAAGATATGAAAGCCTTGGATGTGGATATTGCCAAGCTGGATAAAGAAGATCGCGGCGATGCCAGAGCAATGGCAAAAAGCAACGGTGCAATCCCGCAGATTATTCTTTCAAGTATCTACACCATCGCATACAGCATTGTCATGTATGCATTCATGACGGGCAATGTACAAGTCCCCGAAAATCAGCAAGTCCTCTTTGGTTCGTTGATTGGCATTTTAACAGCCGCACAAGTGCAAATTATGAACTTCTGGTTTGGCTCATCGCACGGATCAAAGCAAAAGACAGAACTGATGGGTGCCAAATGAGCATCTATCAGTTTGCATTAAGAGCTTTGGGCTTGGGGGCTAGGGATATTGCCCCGCTAAACACCCCTGTCTTTCATAGCAGATCTCATTTCGCTAGTCGAATAAGCTCTGGCACACGCCAAAGAAAATTGCGTAAGAAGGCACGGAGGGTTGGTCATGTCTGATGTCGCAGACCGAGCTGAACGATTTAAGTCACAACAACGTCAGCATGCTATTGATGCTATTCGACATCGAAAGCATGAAACCCCCGAACTAGATGAGCATGGTGAACGCATTTGCAAAAGCTGTGGCGATATCATCAAAAAGCTGCGCTTGATAGCTCTGCCGCATGCAGTGCGCTGCGTGCCATGCCAAGAAGAATGTGAGGGGTGTTCTTGATGGATTATGAAGCAGCAAAGTTTTGGTTAGAAATGGTCATGATGATGGTGAATATCGCTCTTTGGCTATTTGTTTGGAACAGTAATAAAAACAGAGTTACAAGCGAGAAGATCGCGAGGCTTGAGCAGGAAATTGAAAGCAAGTTGGAAGATCACGCAGAAAAACTGGGACGCATGGACGAGCGGTTGAAAGTTTCGATTGGGCATCCTGAATTGAAGCCTGTCTATGATCGCATGAATGGCATGCAAAAAGAACTCAGCGAAATTAATGGAAAAATGCACACCTTGGATTTAATTCATGAGATGTTGTTGAAGGGAGATAAGTAATGGGACTTGCGCAAGTGAAACAAGAAGACCGTCGTTTGCTCATATTAAAAGCTCTGGCAAGTGAGAGTGATTATGCTATTTCAGATATGGTTTTACGTGGTCTTTTAAATGAATACGGCCACAAGGAATCTTCCGACACCATTCGGGTAGATATTGCATGGCTTGAAGAGCAAGGACTGGTGACTTTTGAAAAAGTTAGTGTGACTACTGTAGCAACGATTACTGAGCGTGGGCTTGATGTAGCGAATGGCGCGGCACGTGTGCCTGGCATTCGTCGCCCTCGCCCTGGTGAATAATGGCACCGCGTAGCAAGCTTGAGTCTTTGCCTGATGATTTGCTTGAGCAGCTCGATCAGCGATTGTTGGCATCACACTATCATGATATTGACGGTCATCATAAATGGTTGCTTGCTGAACTTGATAAGCGTGAGATTGAATTACCTGAACCGATTAGCCGCTCGGCGGTTGGACGGTACAGCCGCATGCGTAAGCTGGAGCAACAATCTATCGGCGATAGCGTGCGTCAGATGCGAGCTATTCAACAAGAATTTGGGGATGACCCCACATCGTTCTTGGTCAACGGAAATAACATGGCGCAGATGCTGGCATGGAAACGTGTGCAAGCAGCGATGAATGGTGATGTGGATGTGGATGAGGAGTTTCTGGCTAACATTTCTTTAGCAATGTCGCGCATGGCGAAAACAGCAGTGATCAATGATGATCGTGAACGTGATATCCGCGAAGATGAGCGCAAGCTTGCAATGGAAGAAGCTGCTGCAAAAGTGGATGCCATCATTGAATCAAGCACTGGCTCCAACAGCGATACGATTACCAAATTGCGCGAAGCTATTGCAGGTGGCTTGAGTGCCTAATGTTGAAGCGGCTGCAAGCCCAATTCTTCTTAATTATCAGTCCAAGTGGATCTATGATAAAGTTGCAGTAAAGATTATTGAGAAAAGCCGACGCATTGGTTTGTCTTATGCTGAAGCAGCGGATGCAGTGCTTCATGCAGCTGATGATAGCGGCGGCAATGTTTATTATATTGCATTTTCCAAAGATATGACCGAAGGCTTTATTCAGGATTGTGCAACCTGGGCGAAAGCCTACAACATGGCTTGTGGCGAAGTTGAAGAGGAAGTGCTTGTTGATGAAGACAGGGAAATCCTTACATACAAAATCAAGTTTGCTTCAGGTAAAATTATTCAAGCCTTATCATCCAGCCCGCGCAACTTGCGTTCTAAAGGTCGCCCTGGCGACAGGTTGATTATTGATGAGGCCGCGTTTATTGACGAGCTGGAAGAATTGCTCAAAGCAGCTATGGCCATGACCATGTGGGGCGGCTCTGTTCATATTATCAGTACGCACAACGGCGAAGACAACCCGTTTAATCAGCTTATCAATGATGTGCGGGCTGGCCGCTATGATTACTCATTGCATCGGGTGACATTGGATGATGCGTTGAATGACGGTTATTTCAAAAAGATTTGCGAAGTGACTGGCAAAGAATGGTCTGAAGAAGCGGAAGCTGCTTGGCGTGATACGATTGTAAAACGCTATCGTCCAAATGAGAATGAAGAGTTGTTTTGTGTGCCGTCAATGGGCGGCGGCAGCTACATGTCTCGCGCCTTGATTGAATCGTGCATGGTCGAAGCGCCAGTGGTTCGATTTGAGGGTACAGCAAGCTTCAATATTGCTCCAGAACCTGTGCGGCGAGCCGAGATGCAGGATTGGATCAATGATAACATCACACCTTTGTTAGCTCGGCTCGACAAGAATCGTCGACATGTGTTTGGTATGGATTTCGCGCGTTCGGGTGATATGTCCGATATTTCACCGATGGAAATTGGTGCAACGCTGCATAATACAGTTCCGTTCCTTATTGAAATGCACAACGTGCCGCACAAGCAGCAAGAACAAGTTCTTTTTGCAATAGCGGATGGCTTACCTCGCCTCTGTGGCGGAGCAATTGATGCGGGCGGCAATGGATCATATATCGCAGAAGCTGCGACAGATCGTTATGGCAGCCTTATTGATGAAGTTCATTTTACAGAAAATTGGTATAGAGAAAACATGCCGCGCTACAAAGCAAAGTATGAAGACCGTTTAATCAGCATCCCAAAACATGATGATATTCTCGAAGATCATCGTGCCATTCGTATGATCAATGGTGTACCTCGTGTGCCCAAGGGTAAGACGGATAAAAAAGGTGCAAGGCATGGGGATAGTGCAATCGCGATGGTGCTGGCAGATAACAAGACGCTGAATACAGCAGCTCCGATTGAGTATATCACTGATGAGCCAGAAGCCGATACGCTATCCATGATGGGTGATGCGCCAGGTTTGGATTACAACACGTTTATAGGTTAGAGGAGTTGAATATGAATAATGAAGAAAAAGCACTTGAAAAGAAGTTGCATGAAAAAGGCTGTGATGCGCCACGCCTATGCCCCAATGATATTGATGAGGTAATTGTCGGGGAAACTTTCACGGTACTGCCGAGTGGCAAATGCATGGTGTGTGAGTTAACTCTGAAGAACGGGTTTACTGTACGAGGTGAATCTGCAGCTGTGAGTAAAGATAATTTTAACCTTGCGATTGGCGAAGAAGTGTCACGCAAAGATGCTCGCTCTAAAATATGGGGTTTTGAAGGTTACCTATTGCAAGAGCGTGTTTATCTAAAAGCGGTGTAGGGGGCTGAGATGGTCGCTAAAATCAATCCAGATTTAACCATGGAATTTGCATCCGATGATCCCAAGGTTGATATTACCAAAGCATTCTTGGGAAATATTCGTTTTAATGAAGACAAGCTTCTTCAGAAGCTGGGCGGCAATCTTGAGATATATGAGGATGTGTACCGTGATGATCGTGTATTGTCCTGCTTGCAACAACGTATCAGTGCAGTGATATCAAAAGATTATGATGTGCGTGCCGGCAGTGATTCCGATTTAGACCAACGCGCAGCCGAAGCAGCTGAAGAGATGATTCGTTCCATACGCTTTGATCGGCTGACAGAAAAATTTTTATTGCAATCGTTGCTGAAAGGCTGGGGTGTTGCTGAAATCATCTGGAGCTTGAAAGGTAATATGGTATGGCCTGCTGCAATCAAAGTTAAAAAGAGCCAACGTTTTACCTTTGCACCACTCTATACAATTAAGCCTGTCAGCAATCAATATGCTGATGTGCGTAAGGCTCTAAGACTTGAAGCTGCTTTACGTTTAAAAACCCGTGCCAAGCCGATGGAGGGTGAGGCTTTATCCGAGCGGAAGTATATTGTGCACACGGTTGGCGCAATGGATGATGACAATCCGTTTGGCACAGGCTTAGGCTTTTGGTTATATTGGCCAGTCCGCTTTAAGCGTGAAGGTATGAGCTTGTGGTTGGAGTTTATTGATAAGTTTGGTTCTCCCACCGTCAAAGGCAAATATCCAACATCTGCATCCGAGCTAGAGAAACGCAAGCTTATGGAAGCTTTGCGCGCGCTTCGCTCCAACTCTGTAACGGCTATTCCCGATGGCATGGATGCGGAGTTGATTGCAGCTGCAAAATCTGGCATCAGCACGCATGAACAATTGATTGATCGCATGGATCAAGCCATCACCACCGCCATTTTATCCCAAACCCTAACCACCAGCCAAGGCAATACAGGCAGCCAAGCCTTGGGCAAAGTGCATGAAGGTGTGAAAGATGAAATTGCCAAATCCGATGCAGATATGTTGAGCGACTCATTAAATGAGACACTGATGCTGTGGTTTACAGAATATAATTTCCCTGGTGCAACACCACCGCATGTATGGCGTGATATGTCTGACGTTGAAGATTTGGATGCCAAAGCCGAGCGTGATGAACGCCTTGCCAATGCTTCAGGGCGTACGCTTGATAAGCGTTATACTGAAGAAGAGTATGGCATCAAGCTAAGTGATGAAAAGAAAACCGCAGCTGGCAATCCACCCACAGCCTCGTTTGCTGAGACATCAGCTACAGCGGCCGATGCTGTAGACAAGATTACAGATCAACTGGAGCGTGAAGCGGCTCCGATCACAGATAAGATGATTGACCAGGTGCGCGGGCTGATGGATGAGGTGGAAAGCTTGGAAGAGTTGGCTGATCGCATTCCTGAATTGATGGGTGATATGGACACAACACAGATGACTGAGCTCATGGCAAAAGCTTTTGCCACTGCAAACCTCACGGGGCAGGTAGAAGTGGTGGATGAGAGCAATGCTTAAATCGCCACAGCCGCATTTTGATAGGGTGAAACGAGCATTCACTAGACTAGCAGCACGAAAGTGCGCACCGACGCGTGGACACGGTGTTGACGAAAGAGCGTGTTATGCCTGTTAAGTACGGTTCGCTGCCCTTCGATGCGCAGATAGCATTCTTTCGCAAAAAACTGGCTTTGCCGACACGCGGATGGACAGATATTTGGCAAAGCAATCATGATCATGCATTTGTGGTGGCAGGTGCAACCAAGATGGCATTGGTTGAAGATATGCAAGCGGCGGTACAAAAAGCGATCGAGAAGGGAACCACGATTGCAGAGTTCCGCAAAGATTTTGATAAGGCTGTCAGCGATCACGGCTGGAGTTATAACGGCTCGCGCGGCTGGCGCACGCGGTTGATCTACCAAACCAACCTACGCACATCGTATGCAGCAGGTCGGCACGAGCAGCTGCAAAAGTTGGAGTACTGGCAATATCATCATTCCATTGGCGCAAACAATCCGCGTGAACAACACTTGGCTTGGGATGGTTTGGTGCTGCCAAAAGATGATCCATTCTGGAATACGCACTATCCGCCGAATGGCTGGGGTTGTCGCTGTTATGTCACAGGCATGAGCAAAACCCGGATGCAACAGAAAGGTTTGAGTGCAGGGAAATCACCCACTATCCAAACTCAAAAAGTAAACGTCGGCGTATCAGGTCCCAATCCGCGCACCGTGGAAGTACCCGAAGGCATCAGCCCAGGCTTTGCTTATGCACCAGGGCAAAGTGCTTGGATGCATGCGTATGATCTCAAACAAGGGAAGCAGTCACCTTTCCCATTTGAACAGAAAGATAATGGCTTATTTAAAAAGATCCCCGAACGCGGAGCTGTCGATTTAATGCCTAATCCTCGAGCCTTTCCAGAAAGTGAAATACTACCATCGATGCAGGCAGGTCAGGATGCCGCCTATGCAAAATTATTTTTGAAGAATTTTAATGCTGATATTGGTAAGCCTGTCACATTTATTGATGCCAGTGGTGAGGCGATGGTCATATCAGATGCCATGTTTAAGAATGATGAAGATGCATGGAAAATGGGCAAAGGCACACGCAGCGCTCAGCTGAATATGCTCGCGGATTCTATCAAAAATCCTGACGAAATCTGGGGTTGGGTTGAATGGCACAGGCGTGACAAAAAGGCGATCAGTAGCCGTGCTTATGTTAGCAGGTATATGGTTGGCACTGTGCAATGGCTTGCGATAACGGTCATGCAACGCAGTGAGGGAAAATGGCAAGGCACAACGGTACATACATCAAGCAGCTCGGATGATTTTAATCAAAAAGTTGAAAAGAACAGGCGTGGGGTTCGCTTGTATCGAAGACCATAAAAAAAAGGCTGCGTTCCAGCGCAGCCTTTTGCTCTGTACGTCATTGCTGGGAGCTGGAACCCTCTAGCGTACATAAGATACCCCAAGTTTAGGAGATAATCATGGCAAGCACAACCTATCTGGAAAGAATCATTATGCATGCTGTTGCAAAAGAATTGCAATGCCAAAAAGAAATAGATGATGCAGCCTTTAAAATTGACCTATTGGCGATGATTGAGGGGAGCATCAAGGCTCAAAGCATGGCGCAATGCAAGGGTCGCTTCTGTAAGTGCTGTTGCAACTTGCGGCGCAGTCGTACCCATAACCACAGAAGCCGTATCAAGTTTACTGCAAAAAGCCGATATTTCCGTGGTTGAGAGTATGTCTTTTTGCCGTAATAGATTAAATAGCTCTGTGAGCATAACAAGATGAGCCGATCGCGTGGCATTGGCTTGCTCTTCCGCCACGGCTCTCGCCAACTGTTGAATCTGTTCTAGCATTGCTTGATTGACCATATTTTAGACCTCCATGATATGAGGGATAAGGTACACACCAAACAAATAATATAATATAAAAAGGAGGTAATATGTCAGGTGCAAGTGAGTTCATATCCATTGATGTAGATGATAAGCAAATGCAGCAAGTGTTTGGTCGGTTACAGCAGGCTGGTCAGAACATGGATCCCGTGTTTGCCGATATTGGCGAGTATCTATTAGAATCAACCAAACAACGATTTGTTGATCAGGTTGATCCCGATGGTCTGCCTTGGCAGCCGCTCTCTGACAATAGCCACAAAGAAAAGAATGCTGATAAGATCTTGCTGGAGCATGGCGGGCTATTGGATTCATTACACTACAACAGTGATGCCCAGCAAGTCGAGTTCGGTACGAACCTTATTTATGGCGCAACACATCAGTTTGGTGATGATGCTCGCAATATTCCAGCCCGCGCATTTTTAGGAATATCCGTAGAGGATGAGCTTATCATCCTTGATTTAGCAGAGGCATTTCTTCTGGAGCACCTTGCGCCTGTGTAACGCTGTTTCAATAGTTGTAATGCATGTTGACAGCATTGCTAACCTTGTTCTACGGTAGACTCATCGAATACATGCATCTCGCCTGAAGTGATTCAGGCGGACTAGCTCACGTAAAGCCGCACAATTCGCTGCATGACGACAGCAAAAACACCCCCACATATTCATGCATTCTCGGCTGGCGAGCATATCACCGCCGCTGGCGACAAAGTCCGCATTACTGCGAATGATCTAAAAGCATCCGCAGCAGCCTACAATCCTGAACTTCATGAAGCTCCGATTGTGATTGGGCATCCCACTGGTGAATCCCCTGCCTACGGCTGGATTGAATCTTTCGCTGTGCAAGGCAATGATTTCATCGCACAGCCTACGCAAGTCAACCCAGATTTTGCCGAACTGAATAATTCAGGCGCATTCAAAAAACGCTCGATGTCTTTTTACCATCCCGAAAACAAAGCCAACCCAGCCCCTGGTGTTTGGTATCCGCGCCATCTTGGATTTTTAGGTGCGCAACCACCAGCTGTTAAGGGTCTGCGCGATTTCAATTTCCAAGAAGATGATGGCGATAGCATCACCATTGAATTTGGCGAATGGGAAGATCGGGTGGAAGCAGGCGTATTCCGCAGCTTGCGCGAATGGATTCTTGCCAAGTTTGGCAAAGAAGATGCCGATGCCGCCATCCCAGGTTGGGATGTTGATCAGCTTCAAGAAGCTGCTGTAAAACAAGAAGAAGAGCCCAAAACTTCATTTTCAGAAAATAATCCAACGGAGGACACTATGACCCGAGAAGAAAAAGCGGCGGCGCAAGCCGAGCTTGATACACAAAAAGCATCGCTGGATACGCAAGCAGCCGAATTTGCCGAGCGTGAAACAGCATTGGCAAAGCGTGAGCAAGCAGCGCATCGCACAACCTGCGTAGAATTCACTGAAAGCCTAGTGGCAGATGGCAAAGTATTGCCCGCTCAAAAAGATAATCTTATCGAATTTATGGCAGGTCTGGAACATGTTGAGACTGTCGAATTCGGTGAAGGTGATGGCACAGTCGCTAAAACACAGCTGAAATTTATGCAGGATTACCTAGCAGCGCAACCGAAGGTTGTTGCTTTTGGCGAGCATGATCAAAGCGATGGCGAATCCATTGATTTGGATGATGCGCCCGCATTGGCAAAAGCCGCTGTGGAATTCAAAGAATTAGAAAAACAAGCTGGTCGTGATATTTCAATCACCACAGCAGTCGATCATATCTCAGAACAAAATGGAGGTTCAAAATGAACAACCCAGGCTTAATTAAAGCATTTGTTGCAACACTTGCCCTTATGGCACATCGCATTGTCAGCTTCGGCGCTGATGATAATCATGTTGTCCAATCGGTATTAAGTACCGATGCCCATATCGGTGTGACGGGAGCAGTGGTTTCGACTGTAGATTCATCACCCGTTGATATCACGTTGAGCGGTATTGCTGAAGTTGAGTATGGCGGCGTGGTCACCCGTGGCGATCCTATTACATCCGATGCGCAAGGTCGCGCCATCAAAGCCGCACCCGTAGCAGGTGTTAACGCCCGCATTGTCGGACAAGCTATGTCCAGCGGTGTATTGGGCGATATTGGCTCAGTACATATTATTCCAACACAGATTCAAGGCTAAGGAGATAAACTATGCCAGGAGCTAACGCACCATTTCCAATTCAACCCGAATTAACAGCGATTGCGATTGCTTATAAAAATGCCCGCATGATTGCGGATGAAGTTTTGCCGCGCATCCCAGTCGGCAAACAAGACTTTAAATATCTGGTTCATAACCTTGAAGAAGGTTTTACCGTTCCTGATACGTCTGTGGGTCGAAAATCCAAGCCCAATGAAGTTGAATTTTCAGCGACTGAAAAATCAGAGTCTACTGAAGATCATGCTTTGGACTCAGCTATTCCACAGGTCGATATCGATAACGCACCTGTCAACTACAATCCGAAAGGTAAGGCTGTAGAAGGCATTCAAAACCTTATCGAACTGGATCGTGAAGTTCGTGTATCATCATTGGTGTTTGGTGCTGACAATTATGCAGCGGCTAATAAAGTAGTCTTGGCTGGATCAGCTCAGTTTACTGATCCAACATCCAAGCCTATTGGTGTGATTCAAGATGCTGCCGATTCATTAATTCTTCGCCCGAATGTGATGGTGATTGGTCGCCGTGCATTTACCGTACTATCACGTCACCCTTCCATTGTGAAAGCGTTCAATGGTAACTCTGGCGACTCAGGCCAAGCCACACGCGACTTTCTTGCTGAGTTGTTTGAATTGGACAAAGTCCTTGTAGGTGAAGCTCGCGTGAACACCGCTCGCAAAGGTCAGGCTGCAAGTGTTCAACGTGCTTGGGGTTCGCATATCTCATTGATTACGCAAGAAACACATGCAGATACGATGAATGGCATGGCTACCTTTGGCATGACGGCACAGTTTGGCAGCCGTATCGCAGGTTCCATGCCCGATAGAAATATCGGTATGCGCGGTGGTGAAATGGTTCGGTCTGGCGAATCTGTTAAAGAATTGCTTACTGCACCTGATCTTGGCTACCTGATTCAAAACATCGGCTAGATGCGTGAGGCAGGGCATTGCTCTGCCTCCCTTCTTGCATTCTTAAAATAAAACATAGGGGGATACCATGCCCGATTATTTAGTGAAACAACCTTTGAAATTCGATAGTGACGATTACGATGTTGGTGAGACGGTCACAATGGATGCCAAGCAAGCAAAAAGCTTGCTTGAAATCGATGCGCTTGAATCAGCAGCCGAAGCAAAAAAGCCTGAAAAAAAAGCCGCTGTCAAAGCTGAAAAACCAACAGATGGAACATTGAATGCCGCAATCGTCGAAGCCATTGCTGGGCTAGACGTAGCAAATGAAAAACTATGGACACAAACAGCAGGTGTACCTCAAACAGCGGCATTGTCCGCCGCTTTAGGTTATGCGGTGACAGCCACAGAACGTGATGCAGCTTTAGTGCCTGTTGAAAAGCCTTCTGATGCAGTGCTGTTTCAACAAATTATTAATGCAGTGGCATCGCTGGATAAAGATGACGCTGATTTGTGGACAAACAGCGGCAAAGCTCAAGTGGCAGCAATTGAAGCCGTGCTTGGGTTTGGTATATCTGCAAAAGATCGTGATGCTGCACTTGCGTGGGTTGATTATATGGATCGCGAACAAGCTGGGATGGCTGAGTAAGTCATGACCTACGCTACGCGACAAGGAATGATTGACCGCTTTGGTGAAGATGAGCTTATCCAACTTACGGATCGTGCTACGCCAACTACGGACATGATTGATGATACCGTGCTTAATGCGGCTTTGAATGATGCTGACTCTGAAATCAATAGCTACATTCAGGCACGGTATCCCTTGCCGCTGGCATCCATACCTTTGCAGATTTCCCGCATTGCACGTGATATTGCGCGTTATTATTTGTATGATGACAGTGTCACGGAAACGGTTGAAAAACGCTACAAAGAAGCCCTTAAAACACTCGAACAAATAGCCAAAGGTATTGTCCACCTGGGTCTTGATCCAGTGGGTGATACAACGCCATCAAGTGCATCACCAGAAACATCAGCTAATGCACCGGTATTTTCGCAAGAACGTCTCGCGGGTTATCGCTAATGCCAACCTTTGAAGCTTATGAAGCTGCCATGACAACTGCTTTGAAGACAGTGGCAGGCATTGACTCTGTGAGTGAGTACTCAGGCTCTTTGGATGCAGCAGCTCTGAAAAAAGTTGCGCCAAGAAATGCTGGCCTTTTGGTGGTGCCGCTGGGCGGATCTCCCGATCGCCAGCAACCAAGCACAGGTCAGCTGGCATTTTCTTGCCGCACAGGTGCATTCATTGTATCTCGCAATGCACGTGGGGCTACAAACCGAAGCAAGGCTGCCAGAACTTTGGCACGTAATGTTATGCTGTTTATTCACCAAAATCATTGGGGTCTCGCGGATACCCATGCCGCCGTCATCGAGAAACTTGAAAATCGTTCGTCGGGGGCTGCTGATAAAGCCGGTTATGCGGTTTGGCTGGTCGTATGGAAACAAACTATTTACCTCGATCTTGAGCCTGTTGATACATCGGTTGTGCCAACCGCTGTATTTGCATCGCGAGCGCCTGATATTGGCGTAGGCCACGTTGCAGATTACCAGCATGTGGATACTTCAATATGAGTGCCTCTTTCACTATCGCTGAACTTGAACGCCGCCTACTCAATATGATCCGCTTCGGTATGATTACATCGGTTGATTTGAACTCGGCAACATGCCGTGTAAAACTTGATGATACGCACACCACAGGTGATTTGCCTTGGTCTGTCCAGCGAGCAGGTAATGTGCGCACCTGGTCACCGTTGAGTGTGGGTGAACAAGTCATGATTATTTCACCCGCAGGCGATTTAACACAAGGCGTTGTGGTGCCTTCGCTGTATCAAAATGCACATCCTGCTCCATCAAACAAGGCAAATGAGCATATCACGGATTATGGTGATGGAACGGTTATCACATACGATACCACTGCCCATAAATTGCGCATTGATTGCGCATCCACGGTTGAAGTGATTGCGCCCAAGGTAGATTTGGGCGGTGTGGGCGGGGCAAAAGTTGCGCGAGTGGGTGATTGGGTTGCGGTTGGAGCTGGTTCATCAGCTGGCAACTGGCCCATTTTTTCTGGCTCCGACATCGTGAGCGCAACCTGATGCAAGGCATGGACAAAAATACAGGTAAAACCATTTCAGGGCGTGCTCACTTGAAGCAGCGCTTGGATGATATTCTGACCACTCCGCTGGGTTCACGCGTCATGCGCCGTGATTATGGCTCTCGTTTACCACGCCTTGTTGATCGACCTATCAATGCATCGCTTAAGCTTGATTTGGTGCATGCGACTGCTGAAGCGATTGCGCGTTGGGAAAATGAATTGATTCTGAAGCGGGTACGATTATCACAAACCGAACCTGAACATCTTATGCTTGACCTCGAAGGCGTTGAAACCATCAGCGGTGAGCCCATTCGTATTGAGGGCATTTCGTTATGAGTAGACTAACAGACTTAAAAGCGCCCGATGTCATTGAAGCCCTGGACTATGAATCTATATTGGTGAAAATTAAAGCTGACTATTTGGCTGCAAACCCTGCTTATACAGCGGATGTTGAATCTGATCCTGTGGTTAAAATGATGGAGACATGTGCTTATCGTGAGCTGGGTGTTCGTCAGCGTGTGAATGATGCTGCCAGGGCTTTATTGCTTGCTGAAGCAGTCGGCACCGATTTGGATCATATTGCATTCACTTATTATCAGGGCTTAACCCGATTACTCGTTGATCCAGGCGATGCCGCAGCCATACCGCCTATTCCACCTGATTATGAATCAGATGATCGTCTGCGTGAGCGCTGCACATTATCTTTGTATGCATACAGCACAGCTGGACCACGTGGAGCCTATAAATTTTATGCCATGACAGCATCGGCAGATGTCAAAGATGTGGATGTTGCAAAACACACCCCTGCACCAGGCGATGTGACTTTAACACTGTTATCAACCGTGGGCGATGGTGTAGCTGATCAGGCATTGATTGATTTGGTTCAGCTCGCTTTGGATGCGGAAGATAAACGCCCGCTAAACGACACGCCGTTCACACAAACTGCGACGATTAAACCTTGGACGCTCGATGCATCATTGATTTGTTATCACAATGCCAATACCACATTGGTATTGCAGCTTGCCAATGCCGCTGCAACGAAGTTTGTGGCAGATCACCATGCGCTTGACCATGATATCAATATCTCTGCGCTTGATGCCGCATTGCATGTACCTGGTGTGCAACGTGTGCAAATAACATCCCCCGCTGCGGATCTGATGATAAGCAATATTGAAGCTCCGTTTAACACAGCCATTGCGATCGCAATCACAGGAACAGCAACATAATGGCGGGTAAATCTTTACTCCCCCCGAATGCTACGGCTCTTGAGCATGCTGCGGATGCTGCAATGGCGCGCATTGCCGATGTGAATGTGCCAATCCGTGATCTATGGAATCCTGATCTATGCCCTGAAGCAGTACTGCCGTGGCTCGCATGGGCGTTATCGGTTGAGCCTTGGGATGCGGACTGGCCAGTATGGCAACAGCGTAAAGTGATCAAGGCATCGATTCCAGCCCATCGCATAAAAGGTACGGTGGCAGCGGTAAAACAAGTGCTTGCTGCTGCGGGCTTTCCTGATGCTGTTGTACTCGAAGGTTTGCACCGCGCAACATACAATGGTCAGGCATCATACAATGGCAGCTATGTGCATGGTGACCCTATTGCTTGGGCAACGTATCGCATTGTTTTGCCGCGTCCGATGACCAACCCGCAAGCCTCATTTGTTCGTGCCCTGCTTACTGAAGCAGACCGAGCAGTGTCTAAATTAATGGGTTTGGAATACACCCAAGTCCCCAATACTTATAACGGCGCGTCACTTTATGACGGTGCTTATAATCATGGAGTTGCATAAATGCCAAATGTTCCTGTAACCGCAAACAAGTTTGATGCTGGTGTTTACCAAATTGAAACCAACGACCCAGTTGTCGGCGGTGCTGCTGGCATATCAAACAAACAAGCTATTGCTCTAGCAAATCGCACAGCGTTCTTAAAAGCGGCAATTGATGCTGTGATTGCGGGGGAAGGTGGCCTTCCAGATAATACTGATCCGACATTGTTGTATGCAGCGATTCAATCTGCAATTCAATCTGCAATTGGTGCTGGGACAATCACTACAGCTATCAATGCGCATATTGCTGCCAATGATCCGCATGCGCAATACACCACCAATGCCGAAGTATTGGCATTGATTGCAGCCAATGTACCAATCCCACCCACTGCACCTGTGCAATCAGTGGCGGGCAAAAAAGGCGCGGTAGTCTTAACAAAAGCGGATGTCGGTTTAGCTAACGTGTCGAATACGTCTGATA